TTTGCCCTCGGTATGGCCTCCTCCATCTTCAGTCTGGTAGTATTCCTTGTTCGTCGCGAACGTCTCGGCCCATTTCTTGACCATGCCAACATCGCCGAGACTTTCCCACATGGACTCGATATCTTGCAGGGAGGCATCACGAGCATCTTTGAGTGACTTCTGATAGTCGAGTTCAGCACTCGTCTCCAACTCAAGCCTACGCTCGTTCACCGCGTCGAGATAATCTTGCATCTGACTTCCAGTCAGCTCTCCAACATCACCGCCAAGGCTTGTGAATAGATCGTTGGCAAACTTCTGTAATGTAGCAGCATTCTCGAAAGTAGCGATTTCCTTGTCGATCTGTGCCGACCTTACTGGACTATCGAATGCGGTACGTGTGTTCAATTCGTATGCGGCAATATGATTTTCTTGTCTCATATCACTCGTTTCTGCACGAGCTTCAATAAGGCGATTGATATTCTCTTCTATTCTTTCTTGCTCTTTTTTTGCCTTCGTGGTCGCAAGGGTTGTCTCAAGTTGGTAATCGTAATAATCAGCTATGACAGCGATCAATGCCAACCGCTCGGATTCAGCCTTTGTCTCATCCATGCCAGCGGCAACAGCTTCATTTTTAATGCGTAGGGCTTCCTGCTCGGCTTCCCATTGTTGCATCTTGATATTCACAACATCCTGGGAATCATCGCCATATTCTTCTTCGAGACGGTTACGCTCTTTTAATGCCGACATTTGCTTAAATATCGACTCACCCTGTCTTTCAAAGTTCAACTTCTGTAATTCACTGTTAGCACTTCTTATTCCCATGCCAACATTGAGAAGGGCCTCTTCCCACTTCTGCACAAACTCAAGATCAGCCTCTTCGCCTTTATCCCTTTCAAATATGAGTTTATTATTGAGTTCTTCGGCAATAGAGAACAAAGATTCCATTTTTGTCTTTGCATTGCTCTCTACCGTATCTATGCCAAGAATTGTGTCGAGACTGAATGAATCAGCGAAATCTTTAGAGTCTCTATTAGAGAAACCAGACGATCCCATCCCAAAGAAAATTGAAGAAAGCCATTCATTCTCTTCAAGTTTCCTTGCAGCTATCAGTTCTGCTCTTTCGGCCTCTTCTTTTGCCTTCGCTGCATCTTCAATGAGCTTCTGTCTATTCTGGAAATACGTATTCAACTCATTTAGAGCGGTGTCAGGAAGCTGCATCTTCTCATTGAGACGACCTACCACTACTTCCCATGGCGCACCATATCGTTCAATCAGATTCTCTGCTTCTGATATCAATTTTTCTGTATCAATTTCAGGAACTTGTATAGCTTCCTTATATCTATTTGCCATTGAAGCCCATGAACCATCATAGCTATCGGGCTTCTGGTCAGAATAATTTGTAGCCTTCTTTCCCCATTCAGTATCATAGCGAGCATCAATGTAATGTTGCATGGTCTTATCAAGAGAATTACCTTCTTTCCAAAGACCGGAATTTTCACCAGATTGACCACTCGTATAATTGAGATATGCTTCATTCGCAAGATTCCACGCAGACACGATATCAAGGATACCTTCACGGATAGGTGACAAGAATCTGTTGATATAGTGACCTGTAATCTCACTATGTTTCTTCATCTGTTCACCCAAACGTCGTTGTATGGACAACATCATCTCCCATTCTGTTTGGGTTGCTCCGATAGCGTTAGCTTGTTGTTCCATTACAATGGCGACACGCTCTTGAGCCTTTGCCCACTCAAGAGAGGAACCGGTGAGAGCGTCCAACCCCTTCTCATGGAGACGAGCCTGTACCGTGGCCTCCTTAACAATAGAACCCCATTGCCTAAAGTTCCTGGTATTACCGGCAGCACCGCTCATAAACGCTTGAGTAACTTCAATGACATCACCACCGATATCCTTGAAGGCAATCAAGTCTTGGATAAACTTTGAAGTTGTATCGGCAAACTCGGCAGCTTCTTTAGTATTTGCACCAAGTCCGTATGCCATGTCTCCGATAGTGGCAAGCATGTCTTTTGCACTTGAATTGGCAAGCCCAAACTCTGTTACGAGATCATTAACTGATTGTGTTGCTTTTGAGTAACCATCAAAAACAGTGAGGAATTTCTGGTGAATCTGTTCTGCTTCTGCGGCAGCATGGGAAGAGTTTTTTATACCTTGCGTGAGCATAGTGAATGCCTGTCTAAGTGCCCACACTATCAACTGTGCCGATACAAAGTTCTTTATAAGATTCTTTATCCGAGTACCAGTTCCATTTGTCGCTTGAGACAACTGGTCGTGTTCCTTAGTGAGTTTTGCATATTCATCTGATAACTTCTTGATCTGTTCAGGATCGCCGCCGCCGACAATCAATTTCTGACCTTGTTCGGCTATCAATGACATGCGCTTATTCACTGATTCGAGTTCAGTCCCGAATTGTGATATCGCTTTCCCGCGAGTCTCCATGTCCTTTAAGAAGTCATCTGCATTAAAGGCTCTACTTGCTCCCTTCTGTTCGCTCTGGAACATGAGGTCAAGGCTTTCCCTTACTGCATCAATGCGCTTGTGTGCATCAGCAGATGGAAGAGAACCGAACATGGATACACCGTCATCGCCCACGGTAGAGTATTTGTCTATACTCTCGTGGGCCTTCTGAACGTTCTTTACCTGTTGTGCATAGAGTTTGGCAGCGTTAGCGCCTTCTTCCCAATTGTGTGCAGCACTAGAAAAATCACGCTTGAGAACAGCGGTGATAGCATCGATGTTCTGTGACTTGAACGCTTGGTTTAAACTCTTTCCGCTCATCTCCATCTTGGATAGAGCGGCATTGGCTTCATTTACCCCGCGTTGAAAATCTTGAGATTCGGCTATGAATTTTATCCTAACGTCTGCCATACTATCCGTCTCCCTCAAGATGTTCGCGATTCTTCATGTACCAACTCTCGTATCGCGCTTCCTCTTGATCGAGCAAAACAATGATGTTGATCACTGTTTGCCGTTCGTTTCCGTACCCCAAACCATGTGGGGTTCCGCAGGACTTATACCGTTTGTGCAATTTGAAGCACTGGCGCAGAAAAGGCGTGTCCTGCTCATTTATCTGCTCTTGGGAAGGAAAGTCCCAATGCAGGACTTCCTCCCCATCGTCACCGACCGTTGTGTAACCAGGCATCAAATGCCCATCACCGGTCATCTGTTCGTAATAGTCAGGTGGCTTGCCAAGCAGTCCGCGCTTTGCCGCTTGGAAGCCACAAATCAGTTTTTTACCTCTTCCTCATCGATGTCGCTTGTTCGCATGAGGTGAAGGGCGATATCGGTGATGATTGAACGTGCCATCGGCGACTTGTAGGCATTCGCAACTTCCTCAATGGTCATCTCGCGATCTTCTGTCGGATGTTCAAGATTGTGCAAAGACACCACTTTCGAAAGGACAATGGATGACATGTCGGTAGTGATTCCACCGTTTTTTGTCACACGCATGAACTGCTCACTCTCGGAAGCAAGGATGTGATCGCAAATGACAAACACCTGATCCTTTTCCGGTAGTTCACGGTTTTTCACATAGACTGGCTTTCCAGTCTTTTCATTGATTTCTTCGGTCTCGAACTCAACATCGAGTACATACTTGTGACGGATATTCGGATCAGCCTTGTTGTTGTCGAAAATACCTTTCGCTTTTAACTTCATCTTCTTCTCCTATGGTTCGGGCAATCCATAGTTTCTTTTTCAAAAGGTGGCAGGCCCGCCCGGAGGCCCACCACCAAACCAAAAACACAGTGCGGTTGTTCCTCACCGCATGATTAGAAACAGTAGGTCAACTAGCGGCTTCGGCACGCCACGGTCCGATATAATGCAATGGCTTCATACCGGTCTCACTCACGGCCTTGCGTGTGTAGTTGAATGTCAACGGATTGACGCTTCCCGTATTGCTGGACTTGCTCATGGAAGTGAGCAGGGCAGGGAAGATGTCGATATCAACGATATCGCCTTCGTCATGATGGCGAGCATCATAATCGACCATAAGGAGAATATCTCCATGCTCGATCTCACTGATACTCACGGTATCGGCTGCCGCTGCAACACCAGCGGTGGCAACGCCAAGACGTTCGAACTGTTTGAACAACTTCTGTGCAGCAGTCTCGGAACTGGTCCCCTTCTTGTCGTAACCGCCGAAACTGCCGGTTTTCGAAACAAGGTTGTCCGAGGTGTAATCAGCCTCGTCGTTCTCATCGGTCGTGACATCTTGGACACCCTTGGAGGCATCGAGACCGGAATCACGAACGAAACCAAGCAACGCTTTGCTCAATGGCACACATTCGTCACCATCAGCAAGGGTCGCATCTTTTGAACAAAGGAAAGGATCACCAACATCAACTGGTAATACGGAAGCAGCTTCCGCTTTAGCAGTGACATAGTAGAGCTTACCTTTGACGATTGAATCGGCTATTCCGGCTAATGCCGTGCCTTCTGTCAACAGGTACACGAACTTATCGCGTCCTGTTCTGCCTTTCTTAGTACTCATCTTCATCCTCCATGGTGTCGATGGTTATTTCAAAAGTGGCCGCGACGCGTTCGCGGTTGCTTCCACTTTGTTTTTGGAAGATATCGAGGTCTGTAACCAACCCCGAAATACCGATATCAAATGCGTTGAGAAAGTTCTTGATATGGGTCGCATACTTGTAGATCAGCTTGTAGTCGCTATCAGCAAGCAACAGATCAACAGTGACCACCAGGTTCGGTTCCTCTCCCTCTCCGTATCCGGCTTGGTAGATAGATTGTCCATTCGAATACACACCACATGACCGAAGTGCAGGGTTTGTATCAGGGCCTCCGAAACTGAATTTATCGATATGGCTTACATTCAGTGCATTAACCGTACTGGCGTTCACCGTATCGAGATAACTGTTGAAGTTGGTACGCATATGGTTGTAGACAGCACCTATGATGTTGTGTAGATCAGCCATTGCCACCCTCCTCGAACTTATGCACTATCTTGCGCTCGATCATGTCACGAGCATCTGCGATGGTTCCTTGGATCGCTGGCGGTATTTTCGCCAACATGATATGGGTTCCCGGCCTTCTATAGCCGTTCACGGTCACATCATTCTCATACAGGTTGAGTGGATACGCGGTAAACTTCGCTACCTTTCTGAACGGCATCTTGGTATCAAGAGCAAAGTTCACGAGTCTCCGTCCCATCCTGTCCACACGGCCAGCGCGAGTCATCCTCGTAAAAGCAGGACCACGCCTAACAGTGCGTTTTCCGGTTTTTGGATCCTTGTACCGTCGCACGCCATAACGCGTGAGTAGATTGAGTGAGTTAGGATTGCTAACGGAGTAGGGTTTGTTGAAAAAAGCACGATACGCAACATCACGAGCGCCAGCAGAAATCTCGGAAACCAACTCTGTCCCGTATTCGGGAATATGTTGGCGTAACCGGTTCATAGAATCGGAGACCTCTTTGATATCTACTAATACCCGCATCCTCACGCCCATCTTTCAATCCTTATCAGCCCAACGGCACTTCATCATCGTCTGCCGGTGTTTCATCACCATCGCCATCTACTGGAACATCATCGTCATCATTCTCAACAACCTCCGAACCTGTACGAAGCATGAACGTTAGCTGGTCTGTCCCAACATGGAACAGCGTGTCGTATCCCTCTCCATCAATAACGAATCGCAGATTGTTATAATCGCTCTTCGCTATGATGGACGGGATTTGCGACGCGGGGATGATGACTACTCTGGTCACTTGCGGGAGGTCGGCAAGCAATTGCCCATCAACCTCCTTTCGTTTCCAGCTTTTGGATTCCATGCAAGACACGGGATAGGAGACACTGTTGTGCAGGATAGATACAACAATGTTGTTCCTTCCTGTGGAGAACTCTCCGTCAGTCACAATATTTTCCCACTCGGCTTCATGGAATCCCATACATCACCTCATCAAGCAGATGTCAGAACGTCTGCACACAACCAAGTATCTAAGGATATTGGTGCGGCCAACGGAGCCATCTGGACGGTTACGGCAGTTACAGGAGGAATGTCATCAGCTCTCTTAACGAAAACAGACTGTTCCCCTGGAACATAGGCTGGCATTCCATTAGGGCCGATACCAAGAGTAGCGGCATACATGAAACGTCCCATGTTGTTCGAGTTGGCCATGATGAGCGTGCCTTCTGGCAATACATCGGTGAGCGCAGTACCATTGTGGTACTTCGCTGCATAGGAGAAGATCATCATGATCCCGACTCCGGGAACATTGATCTCGCCACCATAAGCCACACCTTCGTAGCCTTCGAGCTTCTTTGCTGTGATCTTGCCAAGTTCAAAACCCTTGACATCCATTGCCTTCTGCACATTCGCATCATTCACCATGAGGCTATGTACATCGGGAGTTACGACGATCGAGTTCGGCATTACCCCACTTTTTGCGAACACGAGCAAAGCCCATGTCTGCAAGTTGTCAAGAATCTTGACGTTAGCGGCAGTAGCGTTATCCCAATCGACAGCAGGATTCACATTCAGCAAATTCTCATCGATGTCATAGATGATCTTCTCGCCGTTTACCATGGTCACATAGCCGTTTTGGAGAACCTCGGCGGCTTGCAATTCTTTGGTCCTTGCAAACTTCTTTTCGAAGTTGTCAAGTTTCTCATTGAGGATCATCAATGTCTTTGTGTTGTCATCGTAAGGATTCTCGGCAGTTTCTCCAAAAGAGAAGGTCTCCAAATCCTCAACGGTGATTGCAGCTTCCTCCGCGAAATAAGGCGGCTCGTAGATCGAGCGCATGTGGTCGTCGCGTCCAAGCACTTGCGTAGGCTGTGAGCCACGCCGGATGGAAGTCGCAACCTTCTGACCATCACGCATCGTCTCGATAGTCACATACTTCGTTTTCGAGATAACCGGAGCATTCCCGAAGAAGAAGTCGCGAAGGAATGACTGTACAGGGAACTCCTCCCTGTAACTTGCATGGACTTTAATAAGTCCTCTGGTTGTCAATGGATCGTAAGCCATTTGTCACTCTCCTTATTCAGTCGCGACATCGGACAAGAAAATGCCGAGTTCGCGAAGCTCATCTTTGTAATCAGCAGGATCAACCCCGTCGATTGCGCCAATCTCGTTCTCATCGAACAAGCCCTTGAGGTACACGAAAGAACCGGTCGCGTCTGCGGCAGTCCCTACGGTCACATCGTTTCCGAGGATTCCGTAAATAACTTCGGTTCCGTCTGCTTTTGAAGGATCGAACACACCGAGCTTTCCAGCATTGGCGTTAACTCCATAAGCGACGACAATCGCGAATCCATCACCAGCGGCAAATGCCACTTCCTCACCAGCGGTAGCCTTGTCGGTAATGACAAACTTGAGGTGTTTCGCCCAAGCGTCTCCACCGGTTCCCGCATCGGTTTTTCCGATATACGAACCTTCGGGGTCGTAGACCTCGAACACCGCGTCTGCGGCTGGCTCTGTGGTAGCAGCGGAAATACACTTGAGGGTGTATGTTCCAACCTTCACTCCATCAAGCAACGGAGTGGTCTCGTCGAGAACCACGGTTCCTGTTCCGGTGTTGGCTCCTGCTTCTCCTGCGCCAGCGGCTACGGGAGCTGCGGCGGCCAATGCACCTCTGGAAATCTTGCCCATCAGATAACCGGCTGTAAGCTCGGTTTCTACCGCCATCTTCGCAATCGTGACCTTCTCGGTCATCAACTTGCCAAGTGGATTGAGCAGGAGGTTTCCATGAGAAATGGACTTATCTTCGTAAAAACCCATTTTCTACTCCTTACTTCTTGCCGCTTTTCTTGGCGGCTTTGATCGCGGCGACTGCTTTTGTTGAAGCCTCATCAACCTTTGCTTCCTCCGGGTCCTTCTCGACAGAAGGTTGCACCGGATTGTGGGTCGTCTCTTCTGACTCTTTAGCCAGTTCAGTCAAACTCACTTCCTTGCCATTGCCTTTCGGCTTTTCCGTCGCCGACTGCCTCTCGATGATCTTCAAAGCAGCCTGTTCGACTGTTGAGCCATCCTTGATAGCTTCGGCTACGACTTCTGGACCACATTCGGCAGTTCTGAATTTCTCAAGAGAGACGATACGGTTGCGTTCAGCTTCCGCACCTTCTGTGAGACCTTCTGCACGGCCTTCTGCGCGTCCCTGCTCACGCCCCTCGTTGATGAGTTGACTCACCATGTCGGGGTGTTTTTCCTTGAGCAGTTCTAGGGTCAACGTTTCTGTGGTTGCTCCCATCTCTACACCTCCACCCCCTACAGGGGGCATGATCTTTGCGACGCAAGCTGCAAAATCTGGCACGATCTCGTCGATCATGCCTTTTCCCAACGCCTCATCAGCGTGGAACGTAAGACCTTGCCCAAACTCCGCTATAACGTCATCAGGAGTGACACTCCTGTTGTTTGCGATTTTCGCGATGAACATGTCCTCGATCTCATCAATGCTTTTCTGCACCTGTTCAGAACCTTCTTTGGATGAGGGGTCGAGATTCTTTTTCTTCGCATTCTTTGAACGGAACACAATTTCCTTGAGTCCCATATTCTCAAGCCACTTCTTGTCATCGAGATATGCAGCCATGACTCCAATGGAACCGATTGTCGTGGAAGGTGTGGCGTAGACTTTAGCGCCACATGAAGCGATCAGATATGCTGCGGAGGCACAAATGCCTTCACAGTAGGCGTAAATAGGCTTGGTGCATTTAGCCAAAGTTTCCGACAATTCAATGAGTCCACTTACGGTTCCACCAGGACTGTTGATATCAAGCAAAATAGCTTCAATCTCTGGATTCTCCATATGCTCTTCTACGGAAGTGACGATCGACTGATACGAACGTCCCCAATACGAGAACCCAAGGGAACCTTTAACACTCACCAGTCCAAGACGGTTTTGAGCAGTATCGCCATCAAACCAATTGGATATGAGACGATCCAACTGGACTCCTGCCTCTTCCTCTGGCTTATCCCCTGAAACAATCGCCATGCGAAGGTCACGGAAAGCCGGTTCATACATGGCTACCAAGCCAAGATCGTCAAATTTCATTGGTTCCCTCCAATCGGATTCCCGTCATCATCCTCCGCTTCGTTGATGAGTTTTATGTAGCCTTTGTCATTGACACCAACGCCTCTATCACGCATCTTTTGCAGCTCTTGGGCATTACGGTCGTTGACCATATCCCAATCTTCGCCATACAGTGCCTGGCTAGCACTTTCACGGGTAATGAGGTTGTTATTTATTGCATTGATATAAGACTCGACGCTCTTACGAGGATCCACATGCAACATTGCCGGTCCACGCCATTTTGCTCTGCACCATGCGTTACGGATGATTGGATTATCGAAGAATCCCGGAGCATCGATCACCTTGAGACGAACCAACATCTCTACGAATTGATCGTAGACAGGTTGGCAATATCTATATGCCCATTCGTTACCAGCAATCTTCCAACCGCGTGCAGCATCTTGTATCGACGCTTGTGAAGCGGAATACGAGGCATTGAAACTCTTTATCAAGACTTCATAGGGAATATTCACGGCCATGCCGATGAGTTTCAGTTGCGCTTCCATGAACTTCCAAAACTCTGCTACCGGAGCTGTCGATTCGACTGGTTTTGCTGTATGTCCGCTAGGCAAGTCCCATATCAGGCCGGGGCCGAGATTGTACAATTGCTTCTCTTCGGCTGCGGTATCAACCTCGTTCCCTTCCGAATCAACGATAGTGAATCCCTTGGAAGCATCCTTGAGATTTTGTAACGGATTGTCATACGACTCGGTTTCATCCTCTTTGGACTTCTCAATGAAGAGGGTAAGGAACGACTGGATAATGGCTTTGGTCAATTCAGCTTCGCTATATCGGCCAAGCTGTATGATCTGTTCGTTGACGGTAAGCAGGATAGACCGACCACGCCTTTGGCCTGGCATCGCATTACCTTGGAGAACCAAGTTATACATGATACGACCGCTCTTGGTGCTGTATTTATTTACCTTGATGATCTTCTCGGTCATAAGGTCATCACCGACAACAGCCATGTGGTAGGCGGTCTCACGACCGGTATTATCTACCTCGACTCCACCAGCTATTTGTTTCGAGTCGGAATCGTTAGGAGACTTTACGTTCTGGCCGGGAATATTCTGAACCTGTGGAAGATACATTTTCCCCGTTCTTGAGATCTTGATATGCTGCAACACATCACCACCGGAAAGTGCATTGATATACGCTTCCCGTTGGAGACTTCCAAAAGTCTGTTTCCCATAGTGGTCACAAAGCATTGGATCGCTTGCCCACACATCCCAATACCACTCGATCTTCTGTTGGATATCGGCAACTTGTTCGGCTGTCATGCCCAGGACCTTGTAATTGATCGCACTTTCTACGGTCAGTCCATTACCAAGCGCACCATCAACCATCGCATTGATAATTCCTTTTGCGATCGGATTATCAAAATACAGGCCAAGCGACCGTTGCTGGCCGCTCTTGTGTGCGTATGACATCTGGAAATTCGGGTCAGTAGGAAATCTCGGATTGTAATTCTTGGTCTGATCGGTACGGGATTGCGGACTATAGATAGTCTCTGCCTTCTCAATCAGCCTTCGTGCCATGACTCGCTTCGCGCCGATTATAGGATTGACATATGAAACGGCCTTGTCGATGAAGTTCATACGCCCCTCCCGAACATGATCCGTCCTGTCGTGCCATTAGCGATTATCTTCTCAAGCCGATTTATCCTTCTGGTATACAAATCGATGTTGAGACGTATTTCATGGAGATTCGCACGGGTAAGGTCCCGTCGCGTATCCCCTTCAACGAGTGTGTATTTCTGGCCAGAAGTAGCGACACGTTCCTCCGCTTCCTCCCACATTGCCAGCTTTCTCTCGGCTTTTGCCAACTGTTCCTCGTAGGTCATACTCATACTTCAATGAACGCACGATGGGGATGAAAAAGCAATATCGCATACGCCTGTATGCCCTACTTATGGTGTATAAAAGATTTATATGTTGCTTACACCACTATATGTGGTGTAGTATGTGGTCAAGAGGTACGTGCCATGCCAAAAAGGATTGAATATCTTGTCCACGACATAGACGACGAGTCACAAGTAATCAGGAGCGGACAACGAAATCTGCTCTCCTACATGGGACTTATCGGGTGTGCCGTGAACAAGAATTTGCTTCGGATGATCGTGGAAGATCATGGTGATTCGATGGACATTTCAAAAGGTCCTATGTTCACCAATAGAAGAGGACACCTCATCATCGTAGAGGAGTTGTTGACCTATGGGGAGTAAACGCGAACTGGTATCACAAGCGGAGTTCGCCCGTCGTGTAGGTGTTGACCGCTCACAGGTATCACGAGCTATAAAGCGTGGTCGAATCGAATATGCACGAGGAACAAAGCTCATCGACTACGAGAAAGCCAAATCACTATGGGAAGAGAACCGCACCGACAATCTTGCTGGTACTGGGAGGGCAAACAATACTGTCAAACATCGCCCACTTCCTCCTGTTAGGGATGTGCCAGATGTTGAGGATGTTGAGAACATCGATGACATAGATGATGAAGATGATAGGGATACACAGACCTCGAATGATGAGATAGGAAAGCCACCAAAACGGAATACCATCGCCTATCAAGACTATCGCGAGAAAAAAGCCAAGGCCGACCGTCAGGAAATGAAAGCGGAGATCGAACGGGGGAACCTCCTGCCAAAGCCAGATATCATCGGGTTCATGTCATCTGTTCTCGGAGGTTTGAAGTCAGGGATTGTATCCTTGCCAAATAGAACTGCGCTCGATGTATGGGGAATCGTAAAAGGTTTCCTTATTGAACGTGGTCTTGAAATAGAGGAGGGGGATGCAGCCGAACTGCAATCCCGTATCCAGAACAAAATGGTAGAGGAGTCACACGCGATACTCACTGATATCGGCAAGAGACGGAAGGAATTGGAATCGGAGGTTGAGAAGATTGCCAAAAAGTACCGCAAGTAAGTCAACCAAGAAACGCAAGAAAAAACCTGAACTATCTGATATCCAACGTGAATGGATGTGGGAACAGGCATTGGTAATTCTCGAACCACAACCTTTGATGACGGTAAGCGAGTTCGTAGAAGGTCGGTTAATACTTCCAAACTCCGCATCTGAACCAGGTCCTTATCGTGTATCACGCACACCGTATGCGAAGGAACCGATGGACGCATGTAGTCCATCAAGCAAATACCGGAAAATTGTCTTGTATACCGGAACACAACTTATGAAAACGCAGCTAGAGCTTAATGTTGTGTACTTCTACATCATCAACAGTCCAACATCCATACTTTTCGTATTCCCGAACGACCGTGAAGGCAAATTGATGGTGAAAACCCGCGTGAATCCTATGATAGATGATAATGAGGATTTGAAGAAACGCATTGGAAGTACTCGGAGCAATAGCAAGGGGGATACTGCGGTTTTCAAGGAGTTTACCGGAGGATTCTTGAAACTTGCTTCTGGCGAATCATCATCATCACTCAAATCAACCCCATGCCAAGTTATTATCATCGATGAACTGGATGAAATGCCTGACAATGTGAAAGGGCAGGGGACAGTCATATCACTTGCTACTGAACGTACCAACACATTCGCCGGTCGAGAGAAAATAATCATCAGTTCTACTACCACGAATGAAAACTCGAAGATAGACGCGGAATACAAGACTACAGACCAAAGACATTGCTTCGTTCCTTGTCCTCATTGTCATGAACTCATTGAGTTTGAGTGGCATAATTTCCATTGGAAAGCGGAAGGATCTTCGGTAAAACAAGTTTGGTATGAATGTCCAGTATGTCACAAACGTATAGACGAACACCATAAGCGCGCCATGTTGAATAAGAACAAGTGGATACCGACTGCTACAGAACCAACCGATCCTACTTCCGTAGGCTTCTGGCTTCCCGGATTGTATTCACCATGGAAAAGCTGGCATAACATCGTTGGTGATTTCCTGCTTGCCCGCGCAGATGCGGACCATGGAAAACATGCTAGAATGACAGCGTTCTACAACAACGTGCTTGCCAAGCCCTATACCATCGCTTCCGAAAGACCTGATTGGAACCTCCTGTTCAACCTTTCCCGTGGTAGTGGATATTCCCGTTGCAGTTCATCCGACGATCTTATTCCCAATGATGTGCTTGTGCTTACCAGTGGGGCAGATATCCAAGAAAACCGCATAGAGGTTGAGATACGGGGATGGGGGCGAAACGGACGGTCTTGGTCAATCGATTACCGCATTTTCCTCTGTTCACCTGGGGAAACCACAAAGGATGTGAATAGCCATGTATGGGAACAATACAACCGTGAAATACTGCAAGGCATCTTCACTCGTGAGGATGGTACACGATTGCAAATTTCCGCAAATGCCATGGACCGCGGACACAACACGGCCCAAGTGAATGCGTTTTGGGGTAGGGTGAGCAATGATCGTTTCCATCTGGTTCGCGGTTATGATGTATTGCGTTCTCCAATATCATCGGTCAAGGAGGATAAAGGCGGGCAGGATCGTTCTGGTAAGACAAAACAATATCGTGGTAGCGCATACAAGTATTTCGATGTGGGTACGAATATGCTTAAAAGTGAGATATATAGCAATCTTACTTTGCTCGAACAGACAAACGATAGGGGAGAGGTAATCCGCGACACACCATTCGTCATGAGATTCCCCAATGATTACGACGATGAGTTTTTCAAGCAAATGACAGCTGAAGAATGGCGACCACCGGAAAATGGAAGGCGGTTCGGACGGTGGGAAACAATCCGTGATAGAAACGAAGCGCTCGACTGTGCCGTGTATAACCTTGCCATGTGGTATAAACTGGAAATGTACCGTTTCACTTCCCGTGAGTATGACGCTTTGGAAGAATCATTGGCAAAACAACCAAAGACACAAAAAAGCCGACCTTCTGCTGCAAAGCAACGTTCAAGTCGGCTATTGTCGAAAGGTGTAGTCCTCTAATCCTCGAACACTACCCACTTTTTATCAGGACGCTCATAGCCCCTACAAGCTACGGTAAGACATGGCTGGTCCAGCATCTTATCGAAAATACATTTGCCACACGGATATGACATATCAGCTTCACTCACAACAGTCTTTCTATCGAACGCTGTGATACTCTCTCCGATATCTGGGCAAATCTTCGCCTTCCCGTCAATGGGAGATTTAATTATCTGCATCAATATTCACCGCAATCCCTTTGAGCATTTCCAGCTTCTTGGTTTCTTTGGAGAATACATCGAGGAACATGTTCCCATTCATTTCCTTGAACCTGATCTGCGTTAACATGATATCAGCGATCAGCAAAGCCGTCTCCATTGTAACCTGTGAGCATTTTCTTTCTTTCTCAAGACTGTGTATCATTTGCTCACAAGAAGAGTTCAATGCTTCTACCTGATTTTGCAAGTGCGCGATCTGCGCCTTTTTCCTCATTTCTTTTTCCTCGTTTTCTTCGCGGAAGGTCGCTTGACTTCAACCTCCTTTCCAATTGTTTGATCGGCGATTACTTCTGGCGGGGTATCTTCAACAACAGCTTCTGTCACAACTTCATCTGTTGAATCGAGTGTAGAGACATCTATGATATCAGGCTCGATATTGTTTGACTCACCGGAAGCAATCTTCCAGCCAGCAAACTTCTTGTCATCATTCTTGATCTTCTCAACCAGTCCCCTCTCCGAAAGACCGTTGAGAAGTTGCATGGACTCATGGATTGACAATCCAACCTCAAGTGAAAATGCTTGGTATCCCGGCCATACGCCATCCATCTTTTGCAAAATTGCCAAACACTTCTTTTCCAACAATTCTCTCATTTCATCATCCTCTTCGCGTTACTCGCGACCATCATGGCGAAGTTCGCAACATCGGCGCACTCCTGCACAATATTCCACAAGACCTCATTGCTTGCATCGCCTTTGGTAAGACGATCGATCTCATGTTCCAGCTCATCCATCTCATCGTGTGTCATATAAAACAGCTTCGCGATATCCACATCGGCCCAATGCCCCTTATGGCTATTCTTTTCCAGCTTGTCATACATGTTGTTGGAAAAATCCATCAAATCTTGGATTCTCTTGCCAACCTCTGCACGATCTATCGGTTTCATCGATTCAGGCATGTATAGCTTCTCCTACGTCTCGGTTCGATTTGTATACCGCGCAAGGTATTTATCTTTCCTAAGTTGTTGAATCTGGTCGGGAGTCTTGCCCTTGCGCTCATCCTTGGTCAGATTGATATGGTCCCATGCGTGGACAACACGAGTTACACCGTTTCGAATGACGGTTTTCGTCCGCTCCTTCCTGTCAAGGATGACCTGATCTGGTTTCTTCATAGCGGCAGCATACCGTTGCCTCTGCAACTCCTTGGCACTGATCCTCTTCACTTCTTTGATTCCTCCTTCGCAGTCTCGCTGGTCCCAAGCATGGACTTCTTTTCTGCTCGTATAGCTTCATACTCTGCTATCTTCCTTCTGATCTCGGCATTCTCTCGACTTTGCGCATCGATGCGCTCTCGTTCTTTACGCAAATAATCATTCAGGCTCTTCTCGGTTGCCAACTTTTCTTTCAGATCAATAACCTGATCGGTCAGAATCCCAACGAGCTTTTCCAGCAATATCTTTTCCAAATAAAACCCCTTTCTTGTCAGACCTCGAAAAACGGCGTGTATCGCGTTTTCTCGGTTTCGGATTAAGAACTACACCACACATGGCGTGAAGTTCAGCCAGTCATACGTTTTTCCGCACATCGCGAAAGAATAGATTATCACCTCCTCCGGCGTTTGCCGTATTATTCTATCAACTCCTAAAAATTATTATTGCAGATGGAAATGGAGCATTCTCTTTAGCATCACCAAATTTCAATCTTCCACGAATAAAGCGTATTTCACTCGCCTTCATGATATAGTCGTGCCAATATGCCGTATCAGTTCTCGATGGAATAAGCATTACTACTGTTTTTCCTTTTTGCCATTCTTCGTATGCTTTTTTACACCATGCCTTGATTTGTGAGTATGGAGGATTCACGAAGTTTACCCCCCCCACTCGGTTTTCAGCCCATCGAACAATGGATGATCTGAAAGTGGGCATGGATCATAATCAAATCCAAATTCTGCATCCAAAGTACGATATACATCTTTTGGAGTTGACCAATTATCGTGTGTTGAAAGAAACAGAACTCTATTCATTTTACTTCCCATGCCTTTTTCCGCGATAACTCGGCCAATCCATGAATACCGCTGTCCCGTCCTCAACAATCCGCTCGTAAGCACTACGACCACAAACAGGAATCACGTATTTATCGCTTTTCTCGTTATCATCTGCATTAGCTATAAGAATCGTGGTCTTGAGAGCAAGATATCGATAATCAACCAATCTGGATAATGTTATGAACTCGGTAGGTGATCCATAAGACTTGTCAACTTCATCGATAATCAGGTAATCATAGTAAGCAAAATCCTTGATAACACTTGTCATATCACGATTGCCGAATGAAATACGAACTTGGTCAAACAACTCACTTGCGGTCATATAGTGAGCGCTCTTGCCTTCCTCGACTTGTTTTCGGTAAGAGGCAAATGCCAATCTGG